CCCCAAAGCCGGGCAGCGACGGTGTGCTCCGCCAAGAACCCCACCGCCGCCGCCCTCACCACAACCATCCCCATCAGGAGACAATCATGGATCTCTCGACTCTCCCCATGTCCGCGGCGCTGGCAAGCAGGCCGCCCCGCATCAGCGGTAGCGATATCGGCACCGCACGCCGCCCAGGCGTCCTGGCGTTGGACCTCGGCACCACAACCGGCTGGGCACTCCGCTTTGGCGACGGCGGCACAATCTCCGGCACCATGACCTTCAAGCCCGGTCGCTTTGAGGGCGGCGGCATGCGGTTTTTGCGCTTTACGGATTGGTTGGTTGAAATCGCCATGCATGCGCATGGCCTTCGGCGAGTGGTTTTCGAGGAAGTGCGCCGACACGCAGGAACGGATGCAAGCCATGTCTATGGCGGCTTCCTGGGCACGCTCACCGGCTGGTGCGAGCAGCACGAAGTACCCTACCAGGGCGTCCCGGTCGGCACGATCAAGCGCTACGCGACCGGCAAGGGCAATGCGGACAAGGCGGCCATGATCGCTGCCATGCGGGCACGCGGCTTTGCGCCGACAGACGACAACGAGGCCGATGCACTGGCACTGCTGCTCTGGGCGACCGACGCAGAGGGAGGCCGAGCATGAGCCTGCACGGTGCACCGATGCTTGCGCAGAGCCCGCTTACGCGCCTGCGCAGCACAACCAACGACGCCGAATTGAACGCCATGCGCGCGGCCGCATGGCACCGGCATGGCGTGGCCAGCATCGTGGTGGATCAAATCACCGATCCATGGCTGCGCCAAGCCATAACCAACGAAGCCAATCGTCGCTGGGGGCGACGCAATGGAGGAAACAACCATGGTCGCTAAGCGCAAGACCAAACATCCCGCCAAGGCGCGTGAGGATTTGTCAGCGCCATCGAAATGGCGCTTGCAGCATGGTGATGTCGGGGCAGCGATTCGCGCGGCAGATCCGGAGACAGGCACGCCGATCATGCAGCGAAAGGTTGTCGACACGCTCTCGCAAATGCTCGCGCATGGCAATATCTCGCGAGAGATGCATGAAGCGGGCTGCATCTTTCGTACGCTCTTTCGTAGTGCTGCACTGGATAGTATTGCGACATCGCAATTCGTTCGTATTGCAGCATCATCGGGTGATTGGCTCTCGGTCAGTCAACTTGATGCGCGGCGTCGTGTGTTGAATGCACTCGATGTGCTGGGCGGCATTGACAGTCCTAGCGGTTCGATTGCGTGGCACGTGGTCGGGCTTGAGGTGTCACTGCGTGCATGGTCGGCGCAGCAAGGCTGGAATGGGCGGCTTGTCTCGGCACCCATCGCCTGCGGAATTCTTGTTGCTGCGCTTGGAACTTTGGCAAATCATTTCGGTCTGCTGCCGCGTTCGAACGCGGCTTGATGTGCTGTGAATGGGGGGAATTGCGGCGCGCATTCTCTGTTACAATTCTCCCCCTTCCGGCGCGTAAAACGAAAGTGATATACCTCGTGAAGGTCGAGAAATTGTGTTGAGCGGCGGTGACGCCGACGGGCAGTGGATCGAAGAACGGAACGAACATTGGAGAGCAGGTCACGAGAGAACGCAAAGTCAAGATCTAACCTCCAATAACAATGTTTCTGATTACATGGTTCCTTCCTGGCGATTTTGTATGCGGGGGGCGGAAGCGCCCGACCCCTCTAGCGTCAGAATAAAAATATGGGTTGCAGTTTGCACCATAGCGACGAGAATTCAATGACTTAGGTGCAAACCTAGGCCCCTCAGGTTTGCACCAGGTTTGCACCCAGCCCCCGCGTGGTTTGCACCCTTTCGGCGTGATTTCAGCGGCTTAGGTGCAAACCTCAGCGCATAGCGCCGCGCATCCTCGCCCAACCCTTCCCGGATATCCCCCATGACGCTTCCCTGGATGGCCGAGCGGATCCAACTCCGCGCGATTGCCTCGCTGCGCCCGCATGCCGGCAATGCGCGCGTCCATGACGAAGCGCAGCTCGCGCAGATCATGGCCAGCATGCAGGCCTTCGGCTTCACCAACCCGCTGCTGGTGGACGAAGATGGCGTGCTGATCGCGGGCCATGGCCGATTGGCGGCGGCGGAAGCGCTCGGCATCGCCAAGGTTCCGGTGATTGTGCTGAAGCACTTGGCGCCCGCGCAAAAGGAAGCGCTGCGGCTTGCTGATAATCGCATCGCAGAGAACGCCACCTGGGACCAGGCGCTGCTGCGTGATGCGCTGGCCAGCGTCCAGGCGGCGGAAATTGACCTGGCAGCGCTTGGTTTCTCGGCGGATGAACTTGCGGGCATCCTCGCGGCGGCTGGAGATGCCGTGTCCGACGGCGATGCGCCCGAAACCCTGCCCGCGGACACCGCCGAGAACCCTGCCGCGCCCGCGATTGGCGAGGATATTGATGATCCCGCAGATGCAGAGCCTGAGGCACCGCGCCAGGCAGTCTCTCGCCCCGGCGATTTGTGGCTGCTCGGCGCGCATCGGCTGCTTTGCGGGGACAGCACCGACGCGGCGGCCGTCGCGCGCGTCATGGAAAGCGATCGTGCGGCGATGCTCTTCACGAGCCCGCCCTATGGCAACCAGAGGGCTTACACGACCGGCGGTGTGACGGATTGGGATGCGCTGATGCAGGGCGTGTTTCAGCATCTGGATTTGGTGCTGCGGCCGGATGGGCAGGCGCTGGTCAATCTCGGCCTGATCCATCGCGAGAATGAATGGCAGCCCTATTGGGAAGGCTGGCTGGAATGGATGCGCGCACGCGGTTGGCGTCGCTTTGGGCTCTATACCTGGGATCAGGGGCCGGGTTTGCCGGGAGATTGGAATGGTCGTTTGGCGCCGGCGTTTGAGCTGGTGTTTCACTTCAACCGCACGGCGCGCCAGGCGAACAAGATCATCCCCTGCAAATGGGCCGGCACGCCAAACAAGGGCAGTGGGCTGCGCGCGGCCGACGGCGAGGTGAAGGCGTACACACATATTGGGCAACCCGTGCAGGACATGCGTATCCCTGACGCGGTGCTGCGCATCACGCGCCACAAGGGGCGCGGGATTGAGACCGAGCATCCGGCGGTGTTTCCGGTCGCGCTGCCAGACTTCCTGATGCGCGCCTACACGGATGCTCGCGAGGTGGTGTTTGAGCCCTTTGCGGGTAGCGGCACGACGCTGATTGCCGGGGAACGCACGGGCCGCATTGTGCGTGGCATTGAATTGGCGCCGGCCTATGTGGATCTGGCGATTGCGCGTTGGCGGATGCTCTATCCGGATCAGTCGGTGACGCTAGCGGGCGATGGGCGGGATTACGATGCCATCGCCGAAGCACGCGAAGGGGCAATTTCCGATGCAGCCTGAGCTTGCCGTAATCTCGCTGCCAGTCGCGGCGCTGGTGCCTTATGCCGAAAATGCGCGCACGCATTCCCCAGCGCAGGTGGCGCAGATTGCTGCCTCGATCGCCGAATTCGGTTTTGTGAATCCAGTCCTGGTGGATGGCGCCGGTGTTCTGGTCGCAGGCCACGGCCGCGTCATGGCCGCCAAGCGGCTCGGCATGGCGAGTGTCCCGGCCATTCGGCTTGCGCATCTTACAGAACCCCAGGCGCGCGCGCTGCGGCTCGCGGATAATCAGATCGCGCTGAATTCCGGCTGGGACGAGGCGCTGCTGGCGGCGGAAATTGCGCGCATCCGTGACGATGCCTCGGTGGATCTCGATGTACTCGGCTTCTCCGGCATGGAGTTGGACCGGCTGCTGGCGGCCGCCGATGCGGGACTTGATGGCGAAGACGCTGACGAAGCCCCGCCGCTGCCGGTCAACCCCGTCACGCGCGAAGGTGACCTCTGGCGCTGCGGTGACCATCGGCTGCTCTGCGGTGACGCGACCAAGCTCGCCGATGTGCAGCGCGCCCTTGGTGCGGGGCATCTCGCGGACATGGCCTTTCTGGACCCGCCCTACAATATTGCCTACGAGGGCGGCACGGCGGCCAAGATGACTATCGCGAATGACGCGCTTGGCAAGGGCTTTCTGGATTTCCTGCGCCCGGCGCTGACAAACCTTCTCTCGGTCACCAAGGGCGCCTGCTATATTTGCATGTCATCTTCCGAGTGGCCAACGCTGCA